TTTAAATTGCTACGCCTTCCACCTTCTTCTCTCATTGTTCCTATAATTGCTATAGATTTATTGTTCTCTTTTTGCCATTTTATTAGCGGTTCTTCTTTCATTTTTACACAGCACATATCCGATATTTTTAATTTGTTTTCTTCTGTAAATTGATATTCAAGTATTTTAGGACAAGTTCTGGTATGCCAATGTTCTGGTCTTTGTCCAGTGTAACCAAGCCACATTTTATTTGTTGATTTCTTTTGATATAAAGCTACGCAATGGGAATGAATTTTACTCTTGAATGGATAACCCTCTCTCTCAAGCATTTGCTTTATTGGAACCGACGGCTTTATAATAACTACTCTATCATCTTTCTTTGCCATATCATATACAAAATCTCTAATCATGTTAAGTTCAATTCCTGTATTTGCATATACTCTTGGAATCTTGTTGTTTGGCAGTGCCATATCAACTAACGCTGATAACACTGTGCTGTCTTTACCACCTGAAAATGATATATAAAAGTTTTCTTCACCATATTTATTGATGATTTGCTGTATTTTCTGCTTTCTATCCATCAACAAAAATTCGTTCTCCGCTTCTGTCTGTCTGTCTGTCAAGCGATTATCGATTGCTACATTGTCCTTGTCAAGCATATTTATCCCTCACTTTCTGCCTATAAATCACCCATACTACCAAAATCTCTATAATTTGGTGCATATTTATTTTTGAACTCTTTGCATATACAATTCCCATTAGGTTTACTGAACGGACAATCATTACACCTAAATTTCAAATCGTCAAATCTCTCATAATCATTTGTGTATCTACAGAATGTTTTGGTGAACAAATCAAGTAATATTACTGATTTTGCTATTTCCTCTTTGTCTATATCTTCATATACTGTCTTAATCATTCCTTATCCTCACTTTCTGCCTTGTACTTGTCGATTATATCAAGTGCCATATCTAACCCCTCATTCCTGCAATATCTGTAATCAACTAAATGAGGTTCTTCAACCTCTCGACAGGATTCTATCTCGGCTCTTATCTTGTCAAGTATACAATTTTTGCTCCCGACATTAATGTCGGGAACATCCGATGTAAGTGGTGTCCCGTGACTGATTGCATACCAGCCCATAGGTAGCACATCTTCGTTTTTGTGCGCTTTAATATGGTCATAGCTTTCATTGTCTATATCAATTACTATCTGCATCAGCGTTTACCTCCTCATTTAAGCTCTCAATATATGCAATCTTATCTTCCGCAATTCGCAACTCTTTTTCAGCTTTTTCAATGGTACAATGAAAATCTGTTGAATATGCCACAAGGTTTCTTAAATGTTTCAATTCTTTCAGCCACTCTGCAAGCTGTCGGTGTTCCTTGGCACATTCCTCACAAGTCACATCTGTATAAGCGTATCCGTTTTTACTTTCCAATCGTTCTGCTACTTCATTACAGTGCTTAATTGCTTCGTCTAATGTCATTATTATCCCTCACTTTCTGCCTTTAATAATTTCTTTTTTATAGATTCTTTTTCTCTTGCTTTCTTCGTTTCTGGAAAAATAAAGTTCATAGCATCATTCCAACCTTTTGTGTATTGTTCTGCATCGTGATAATCTTCATAATTACGGAATGTCGGAACAGATTTGTAAAGAGGTTCTTTTATCATTTATCCCTCACTTTCTGCCTTGTAGGGCTGTGGTAGTGGCATCCATGCTATAACTTCGCCTACAACAAATCTTTTTGCGTACCATTTATTTTCGCTGAAACAATAATATGCCTCTCCAACATAGGCATCCTTTTTGTTTATTCCAATGAGTATTGTAACTTCTACCCAATCTGAAAAGTCCTTATCACCATGTTTCTGTGAATCGGGTAACCTCTCATTTACAGGAATCCACCTACTCTGCACTATCTCTGCTCTTATCTTTGCCTTTGGTATAACAGATGGAACATTTTCAACGTCATCACGTAAGTTATCCACAGTGAAATGCTGTTGATTCTGACCGTCATAAAAGTCTATAAGTTCAAGCACTGCCTGCCTGCTAATCAAATCACTCATCGGTTCTCCTTTCTGCTCTATGCTTTAGAAATTGCTCCCAACAAGCAACACCAACAGGATTCGGGCAACAAGTATCTTTGAAGTCACACAGTTCACTTAACCACTCATCAATACCGTTGTAGTTGCAAGCACAAGCGTCGCCAAACAAATCCGCAAGCATACACGCTATCTGATGATTATTCCAATGCCCTGTCTTTGGCTGTGGTGTGACGGGTGGTGCGGCATCTATGTATGCCTGTATATCTTCTTCTGTCGGTGTATGCTTCAACCCGTAATAAAAGTTATGTATTGCGGTTTTTAACCATTCACGGTTTATTGCATCTTCGCAAGGTTCTTGTTTCAATACTTCCAAAACATCATCACGCTCAACATATACTGTATCTTCACCCTCGAACATCTTGTATGCCTGAAGTTTCATGATTTCATCCTGTATCATCCTTTTACCTCCCATTTCAGCAATTGCCCACATTTACCACATCGCTTCTGTTTAATCACATTCTCTCGGCAGGTCGGGCAGTAGTTAGCATAGAACACCTTACCCAATGTGTCAGGCTTGCCAATCTTAATCGGTGCTTTTGGGATATCTTTCTCTAACTTTCTCATAGCCTGTTCTAGGACTATCTGATATTCCAAAGAAAAATCCCACTCTATCTGTGACTTTAATGCCTCTAGGTTTAATATTATCTCTTCTGTTGTCATTCTTTATCACCCCCTTCTGCCTGTATCTCCTTTAATTCATCTTGTATCTCCTCTATTCTCATGTCTTATCGTCCCTTTCTATCGCTGTCGAGCTTACTTACCGTCATTCTCGGCTTTTCTCTTTTATCCCAACTTTTCCAAGTATTATATAAAGCATAAGATATAGGCTTCTGAACATATTTGTTTTCTTTTGCTATACCATATTCTTCGATTAGATCCTTTACAGCCTTACCTATATCAGTCAATGTATTCATCATCTTTTATTCTCCTTATTCCTAAATCAAATATACTCATTTGTTCACATTGTTCTAGCCTATAATCAATTCTTCTGTACTCATCATATACTGGCTTCCATATAATCTCACATTGTTTGCGTTCTTGTGGAAAATACTTTTGCATAGTTTTAAGGTCTCTTTTTAAATTGAGATTGTACGGGCAACCCTTGCAGCCACTTCTGGTAAAATTGTATGGCTCTTTGTATAAATCGCTTATCTCAACATCATACTCTGAAATAAACCATTCTATCCATTCATCAGAAACAACTAGCAAGGGATTGAATTTCATTTTATTGCCACTAAAAGCGACACACTTTGAGTTCTTTCTGTTTCCGCCCTCACTAGCTCTCAAACCCAAAATTGAATAAGGCTTATTATTCTCGTCAGCCCACTTTTTCAAAGGTTTCTTTTTGAGTTCAAAGCAACATTTGTTTGAAATTTTTAGGTTAAAATCTTCTGTAAATTGATATTCAAGTTTCTTAGGGCAACCGAACTGTTTTCTATCTTCAGAAGGATGTAAATATCTTTGAACCGTTTTTGATTCAAGACCTTGTTTTTGATAGCAAGCTACATACAAACTATGCTCTTTGCTCTTAAAGGGATATCCGACTTCTTCCAACATTTGCTTTATTGGTATTCTGGGTTGTATCGCTATAAATCGCTCATCAGAATCTATTTTCTGAAAAACAAATTGCCTTATCAGGTTGTATTCGATACCTGTATCAGAATAAACTCTAGGTATTCCATTATCAGGAATAGACATATCAACTATTTCAGACAAAACTGTACTATCTTTTCCACCACTATAACTAATGTAAAATTTATCTTCTCCATACTGATTTATTATTGATTTAATCTTTTCTATCCTGTCAAACAGAATAAACTCATTACTAAACAACACACCACACTACACATATCTCGTGTAATATGGTAAAATAACTGCCGGCTTGGATTCATTATTAAGTGCTTAGTTAGGCACAGCCACTCCGCTTACTTTTTATGCTAAGATTCACCATACTAGCATCTTAGCAACCTAGTTTCACTAGGATAAGTGTTATTCCTTTCCGAAAAAATAATTATTAACTTGTGACAAATCATCCCTAAAATCAGCATTAACAAAATGGATTTCAGGAATTTTTAACTGTTCCCTATAAATCATCCGTCTACCTCCACAATATCGCCTTGTACTTCTGTATACCCTTCTTCCTCAAGTTCCGATAATCTCAAAGATAAAATTCTATCGCAAGTTGCTCTGTCTTCATAACTTCCGAAAGATTTCCTTTCAATAAACTTTCCTGATTTGCTACGATAAGCATAAATAAATTTGTATTTCATTGTTATACCTCCTTAATCTAAATCAACCTTAAATTCTTCAATGCAGCTAGGACAGATTAGCAAACCATCAATCTCATAAGCATATTCATCTTGTATATGTTTTTCACACCAACTGCATATCGGTCTTTTCTGCAACCATTTCTCATTTTCTGTATCAATCCTTGCCTGTTCCTCTACCATCCAATCTGCCATTTCTTATCCTCTCTTTCTGCCTTATATGGCTTTGGTCGTTCTACATACATCCACGCCTTAGCATTGTTTATGTTGTAATATCCACATTCACTGTCATAGACGTACCAACTCTTGTGATAATCTGGAGATAAATAACCCCTTACTACTTTTTTATAACCACGACAACTCAACCATACTTCATAATCACGACAACTCAACCATACTTCCCTATATAATTCAGGCAGTTCATCCTCAACTTTAACCCATTTTGACTCCTTGTACTCTCCATCTACTTCCTTGTACTTGTCAATAATCTCCACGCAATGTCTTACTGCGGCATAATCGGTATAATCGGTATTAGGTCTGTGGAATAATTCTTCCTCAAAATCCATTATCTCAGCTCTTATCTTATCAAGCACCTTTTCTCTTCCACATTCTTTGCATTTGTCAGCAAAGTCTGTAATTGTTACGCCTTTTGGTATTACAGATGGCATTTTAGATAATTTAGATTTGATGGTTGAAAATGCTATATCTGTGTTTGCATTATTGCTTTTAGCATCAAGTAGCCATTTATCCTCAAAATTGATAATGTCAAGCACAGCCTGTCGACTTATACAATCCTCACAAGGCTGTTGCTCTAATAGTTTAGATATAGCTTCAAGATTCTCTATAATTTCACCCGTATGACCAGCCTCGTATTGAGTAGGGCAATTATCATCACATGGGTTGCCACTTACCTCGCATTTCATACAAGTTATAAGAGCTTTTAACATTTCATTTCTCTCTGCTATTGTCATTCTTCCGCCTCCATTTTTTACCTCTTTTCTGCCATGTAACGCCTTTTAAACTCTTGCTCTTTATCTTCTTCCCACGGTCTGTAAATCTTATAACCTTGCCTATATAAAGCTAAATATTCATCTTCTTTGTCAGCCTTTTTAATAGCTTCTGCAAGTGCTTCATCGTAGGTTTCGTAAATGTACTCTCTGATAACTAAAAAGCTTTCTTTAGGCATATGGTCTACTTCTTCTACTCTGTAACCATAGGCATGAACTTTTGGAACTCTCTTAATCTTGCACCTTGAAATTCTGTAAAATAAATGTTCGTCTTTGTAATCTTCCATAATTACATAAACGATTTGACCTGTTAAAAGTCTTTCCATATTACCTCCTAAACAAATGGGGTGTCGGTTTCTTCGACTTCCACAAACCCTTGATTTTCAAAATCATCCTTAAAACAACTATAAGTTCTAATTTCTTCGTCTCCCTTACCGTATATATGCTTTCCTCTCTCGTTGAAGTGTGTTAGCCATCCTTTTGTGTAAATCTTACCCGCTATTCTGCTTTTTATAAGCCTTAAAACTCTGTCGTTTTCTTCTGTATATTCAAAATCATCATTGTTAGCAACTCTGTCATAAGTCAGCATAGCCATACCTAGATTTACAATGTCAGCACTTCCCGAAATAGAATCAATTTCATCATTCCCAAAATTGTTAGCCTTTTTCTTATGTGCTACAAGTAATATCAAAACATTGAAGCTCTTTGCGAGCCTTTGTAATTTCTTTACAAACTTTTCTTGCTTTTCAAACTTGCCATTACCTTTGTTTTCGTCAAGGTCAAGTGCTGTCATAAGATTGTCAATCAGCAATACTCTGACACCTAATTTACATATTACTTCTTCACAAGTCTTGACAAGCCCTATATCTTCTTCCTCATCTGCCAAATCGTCATTACTGTAAATGTAAATCTTATCTCTGTACCATTCAGAAATAATCTGCTTATTTGCTTTAGAAATTGTGTAGCCCTTATCTCCCCATGCGTTCTGATATTCAAAAGTTCGATTGCCTGCTGTCTGCATCATGAGCCACGCTTTAAATAGCTGCTCTGACAACTCTCCTGAATACGCAAAAACCTTGTAATTAAATTCTAGGGCTGAGAGTAGTATCTGGCTTGCAAGCGTTGATTTGCCATTACCTGCTTTACCACCGATTATTGTTACTCCACCAAAAGGCAACCCGCCATAAAGCATACGATCAAGTTCATTTATTCCTGTTGGTAATTTTTCCCACTTGTATATGTCAATATCTTCTACATCTGCTAGGTTTTTAATATGTGCAATAGGAACGCTCACAGCCTCTCTAACGCATTTTTTGACTTGCTCTATACCATACTTACATAAAATCTCATTAGCGTCCTTACAATCCAAATAATCGTCAGCTTTGACATATCTAATTGAGTGATGCCTGAACCTGCTTTTGATTTCAGAAAGTAGCGACATGGTTCCGTTCTCTAAATCGCCAAAAACAATAATCTCCCTAAACTTGTGCATAAAATCCCAACAAAAAGGCACCCATGTAAAACCTCTTGCTCCTGTCGGAACACTTACAGCATTTTCAATTCCTGCTGTCGCAACGCTCAAAGAATCAATCTGCCCCTCTGTAATTATTAAAGTGGGATTCTGAAAATTACATTGATACATTCCAAAAAGTATAGGTTTGCAATCCTTAACACACCATTCTTTGTACTTATCACCCTTTTTATAGTTAGCATTTCTGTACTTTATAAACGACACACAGCCATCAGTATCAATGAACGGAAACACAATATTATCAGGGTTTTGCTTATCTCCTGTTATCTGATATTTCCTAATAACTTCCTCACTAATTTTTCTGCTGCCTAGATATTTCAGGGTAATCTCAACAGGTTCAAAAGGTTTGGTGTGTTTGGCATATTTTCGATATTGCTTCTTTGAAATTTTGTAATAATTATCCACATTTACACCGAGACTAAAATCAAAATCCTTACTCAATGTAATCATGTTGCCCTTAACACCGCACGAGTTTCTGAAACATTGAAATTTCCCTGTATCTAAGCTGATTGCAAATGTATCTTTATCCTTCTTTGATTTACAATAAGGACATTCTCTGAAAACTAGATTATTGTTGACAATTTTGTAACTTATGCCTTGCTCTCTCGCAAACCTCATAGCATCATCAGGTTTAAAAACATAAGGTTTAAAATTTGTCATTTTTCGTCCTCTGTTTCTGTTAGTAATTTTATGATTATTTCCCCTGCGACCTCTGTTTTGCAGAATAGAAACTCAACACCATATTTCTTTTGCATGGAATACATGATTTTTAAAAGTTGTTGGTTACTAGCTGGGGGCTTACGCTTTATGCCTTTTTTCAAGTCTTTCTGATAACGATAATATTGTGGATTTTTCCATTTCAGAATGTCATCAATGCAATTTATGTTATCTTTATTCTCGATAAGGATATAAAGTTTTATGTTGCACTCCATCGCTGTTATACATTCGTTTCTAAACCGAATATGATCGGTAATTAAATTTCCATATAATTCGGTTGGGCTTTGTTTTGTATCAACAACTACATTACCTTTTCCTGGTATGCAATAATCTCCTACAAGCATTTTAGAATGTATAACTGTATGCCCTTTGCTTTTAAAATAGTTTTCCTTAATTTTATGGTGTTTCTGATTCATCTTCTGCCTTGTATCAGTTTGAATAATCATATAGCCTCTTTTCTTTAATTAAATGGAAAACTTCCCTCCGCTCCTTCTGGAACTTCTACAAACCCTTCGTCTTTGTTGTATTCAACTTCCTCTTTCTGCCTTGAAACTTTAGGACCAACAAAATCAAACTTTGTAACTGTAAATGAATGTGAATACCTTGTATTACCGTTCTTATCCGTGTACTTTGACTGCGAATAAGCTGTTTCTACAAGGATTTCTGAACCCTTTGAAAAGTATCTGTCGATAACATCAGCATTTGTCTTAAATGCCACGCAATTTACAAAGTCAGATTCAGGATATCTTGCTCCTTCTGGCTTATAATCTCTTGATACGGCAATAGTAAACTTTGCACATTTACCTGCCTTGTTAGTAGTAATCTCTGGATCGGCTGTAAGCCTTCCGTGAAAAAAACACTTGTTAAACATTTTTTATCTCCTTTTTAAAATTATTTTTTAAATGCGATTTACAAAAATTTTCTAATGAAATCTCTGTATAAGCCTCGCATATAAGCTCATTTAAGTACCAATTCTGTAAAACATATTCGTTTTCGGTCTGTAAAAATATTCTCATCTGCTTTTTCTTCGCTCTTTTCATAGCTTCTTTGAAAATATCCATATTTACCTCCCATTAAGAATTTTCCAATCTCCATCGGCAGGTCTTTGCAAGGTCAAAGGATGACTTCTAGGCTCTGCCCCACGAAGGAAATTTTTGCGATTCTTTTCTTCTGGCACAACGATTGTAACTATTTCATCAGGTAACCACACAGATTCTTTGATTGTCAGAATTTCATCTGCTGTAAATGGGCTGACTTTCTGTTTGATTGCTCTCACAACTTCCCACCCACCAACGCTAGGGTAAATCGTCAGATAAATGTTATTAAAAATCTTATTAGAAAACTGTTTCTTAAAATGATAACAAACGCCCGTGTACATCCCTTTTGTTAGTGTTGGTGCTAGGTTTACTCTTTCTTTTAATTCTTCTAAATCTCTCATTACTTAATACCTGTCGTTCCGAACCCACCTCTTGATTTATTAGAAAATTCAATAAATTCTGTAATAAAAATCGTTTTCATGGACTCCATAATTCTAAACTGTGCAATCCTATCGTTGAAATGAATTTCTGTGTCTCTAAATGCAATAGCAGGGAACTTCCATATATCATCATTACCACAAAATGAGTTATCAATAACACCCATGCCATTTGCCATAATGATACCGAAATTCTTGTATGTGGAACTTCTGGGAAGTAACCACGCTTCATACCCCGGCGGGAGTTGCATTGCAAACCCCAAGTCAATCAGTTTAAACTCTCCTGCTTTCATTTTCACATCTTCGGCAGCTCTAACATCTATCCAATCTCCAACTATAATTTTTTCTAGCGGAATTAAATCACTATTCTTGTATCTAACTCTTAATGTTTCTCTACTTTTCATAATTTTTAACCTCTCACATCGAATCCTGTTTCTTCTTTCAACTTGTCTTTGTAATCATCTGGTGTAATTTTTGATAAGTTAAACCTGACATATTCATTCGTAATATACTCTATGATTTCTTCAATTCTCTTCGCACCAAAACCAAACTTATCATTCAGAGTTTCTAAAAGTAATGCGACTGTCAGAATAAAGTAGTCATTTCGATTGATGATATAAATACTTTTCCTAACATCGTTTGTCTGCTCAAGAATACCTGTCGCACAAACCTTTTTATTTACCTTTTCTCTGTATAGTGAAATTACAAATGAAACCGCCTCATTCTCCGTTCTTGTGCTTTCGGCTCCTGCACTTTCAAGCAACTTATCAAGCCTTCTCTTGCCCCAACCAAACCTTTTGTGCATTACAATCCCAACGCAGCAGAAACCTAAACTTCTTCCATCCGCCTTCGCCTTAAAAAGTATGCGGTTTATATCTTCGTTGGCTTTAGATTTATTGACCTTTCTAGCCTCTCTTAATTGCCTTCTGTAAATCGCTCTAACTCCCACTACTTCACTTCCTTTTCTGCTTTTTCGAGTAAAATTCCTGCTAGTATTGATATAAATATAATTCCTATCGCTGCCTTATATCCAAGTACGCTTATTAGTAATGCTAGGGTTGTGAAAATTTCAAAGAATGGTATTATGTATTTCATTCGTCAGTCTCCTTCTCAATTTTTAACTTCACTAGCCTGTCAATCTCATGTTCGAGTTTTAACTTCTCTTTGTCGTGTTCCTTCATCATTTCAGAAATCTGCTTTTCAAGCGTGGCAATCTTTTCGTCTCTGGCTTTTAACTTATACTTTAATCTCTCATAATCAGCCATGATTTCTGTGAGATTTTCTTTTAATTCTTGCGTTTCCTTAATCTCTTTCTCCAACTTCTTATTTTTCTTTGTGTAATCTTCTAAAACATCATCAATGTTGCCGTGTAACCCTCTAACACCCTCTGAACCATTAAAAGAAATTGTAGCAACCGTCTGATGACACTTTCCACAAAACGCAAAATCAGGTTTACCAATTTTTAGACTTTCTGGAACTAAAAGTTCATCTGTTGGTTTGTTGGTTTTAATATTGAAAAGTTTGGCTCCGCATTTCGTACACTTGAAATTGTTATCGTAAATACTCTTTTTCCAGATTATACTAGATACCATAAGTTTCTCCTTTCCTTGCGTAATCTACATTGATTTCAGGATATTCATTTTTTATAGCCTTCACGCACTCTGTAATGTCACAACCACTCCCATAGTGTAAAAGTATGATATTCTTCGTAAAATCGCTCACATTGGCTCTCAAGGTCATTAAACAGGTATCTAAACTCATATGACCTTTAACCTTATGAAACAGATTAGGAATATCTCTATCTAAAAGTTCTTCCTGATAATTGCACTCGATTAAAATGGTTTCTACATTCAAAGCCTTAAAGTTATATTTACAATATTCAAGGTCAATCAGGTATAAGATTTTCTTGCCATTATTCTGAATAATAAAATTTCTATTTTCGACTTCGTTGTGTGGAACATCAAAACACTTAATCTTGAAATCTCCGTATGAGATGGAATCTATTTTCTTTTCAGTCAAGTATGGCTGCCACACTTCAATTCCGTACCTCTTAATTTTGTCAGCAAGGCTACTGTGGTCTTTATGCTCATGAGTGATACAAACACCTACAACTTTGCTAATATCGTAATCTAAACCATTTAAAAAGGCTTTCTCTGACACGCCACAATCCAAGACAAGGGTTCCTGCGTCAGAAATAAGCAAGTAACTGTTACCCTTTGAACCTGTACTTATACACTTAAAAATCATTGATATTCCTCGAACATTACCGTACACTCTTCTTCTCGATTGCAAAAAGTAATAAGCTCTTCCTTTGCGCCATTTGAATGTTGCCAATCTATAAGCATATAAATTCTGTCCGCTTTTCTAAGTAATGCTTTATCAATCAACATGATCCACTCATAATCATCTCTGATAAATTTAGGCATACCTGTAGCAATCTTCAAAGGATTGATAACATCATAACCAAGCTCTTTTAAATACTTTTCCGCTCTCTCAAATTTCGCCAGTGTATCAATAAAATCTTCTCCTGTAATTTTCCCTGAAATGTAGACAATCTCTTTATTCATCAGCAACCCCTTCTACTTCGTTCTCATCAAAAACAAATGGCTCTGTATTAGCTTCGATGGCAGCTTCATTCTTACTCTGTTCAACAACATCCGTTTCAATTTCGATGTCATTCTTAAAAAGTGTGGTCTGATTTGGAGTTTCAAATTCGATTTCAATGTGTTTGCAAAGTCTATGTAAAACTGTCTTTTTATACATTTCAGAAGTGTATAATTTCCAAGGACCTGTGTTTGAATTTTTACTAGCCTTTCTGGTGTTCTCTAACTCTTTAAGGCTCATAGTCTCACAAAGCAATCCACCATCTTCAAACATGCAAACCGCAAATGCACCAATAATATCTCCGCCATTAAAAGGCAAAGGTTTAAAATCTACTCTCTGTTCGCCATTTTCAATAGTTTTCTGAAATTCATCGCCTTCTCTAACGATTTCTGCATAAACATCCTTAACTTTTCTAATGCTGTATTTCTTAACTAACTTAACAGCACCTCTATAATTCATCATGAACTTTAATTCTGAACCAAACGGAACTAAGTGTGCCTCTTCATTCATAAAGTCAAGCCCTAAATACGCACCTCTCATAAGACCAATTTTTACAGGTGCAAAGCCATGTTCACTAGCGTATTTTCTCAATACATCGTTGTTATACAAAAGTGCAATAGCATTGTTTGCGAACCTTGTAACATTAAGGTCTGCTGGGAGTGCTTCTGCTGTATTTTGAAGTTCTGTTGACAATGCTGTTGTCATTTCTTCCCTTGACATAGTTTTTCTTTTCTCTGCCATTACTCGTTTCCTCCTTTAATTTTCAATTCTTCATCTTCTGTAACATTTAAAAATATAATCTGCTCAATACCTTTAATTCTCGCTTTAGTATCGGCTGATAGCGATTCTGCATTATCGACAAAGACAGGTAATTTCAATTCATAATGTTTCTGCAATGTTGCGATAATATCTAATTTTGCTAAAATCTCTCTTCCTGTATTTGTTGTCGAACCAAACTCATACCCATCTATAAGTGGGGTACAATCATTCTTAACATCTCCGTTTTTCTGAACCTTAAATAATTTCCAAGTAACTAAATTGAAAAATGAATTTATCTGTTCTTCAATTTCAGAATTTTTCTTCATTCCAAGTACATCAATCTGATGCTTCAAGCCCATCATTTTAATTTTTTCATTCGACATTTCACGCTTTTTAATATTCAAAGCCTTGATTTCGGCTTCTATATTTTTGTTGATTTCATCCAAAGCGATTGTTTTATTGTCGTTGATAATATCGTTTTTAAGTTCGCTGATTTCACTCTCCAACTGTTCGAGCTGCACTTTAGTTGTTTCATCTAAAACTATTTCAGATTGTATAGCCTTAATCTCGTCTTGAATGCGTTTATACTCTGCATCCTCTGAAATATCTTCTCCTGATGGTAATTTTATGAAATCGTCTTTTAATTTCTTGATTCTAGCAATGCACTCTCCAATTTTATAGTCGATAGCATCGTTCATTCCAACATACTTGTTAGCTTCAACCTTTAATTTATCCATCTTAATTTTCAACCCTTTAGCTTCGGCAAGTACATGTTCCTTCTCTTTAGCAAGGTTCTCAACAAACTTTTTCTGCAATTCCATCAATTTACTACTAGGATATTTCTGACCGCAAGTAGGGCATTTGTAATCTTTATCGTCAAATACCTTTTGATTAAGCTCATCCCACTTACGCTTGTAATCTTTGGCTTGTTCTTCGCATTGTTTGTACTGTTCTGAATAGTTATAGTACAGAGTTCTGTTGCCTTCTTTTTCCTTTTCTAACGACCTTCTCTTTGTTTCTTCAACTTCGATTTTGCCCTTAATCTCATTCTCCATCATGGCAACATCTTTGTTTCTGCTAACAGCATAATCAGACAACTGTTTCTGTAAAACAACAACTCTTTCGGCTTTAGCGTTATTTTCAGATTCTCTTGCTAAAATCTCTTCTTTTTTAGCGATTAAGTCAGATAATTTGGCATTCTGCATTTCGCATCTACCCTTTGCATTATCAATAACATTTTTGCCAATTTGTGCGCCCTTTAAAGCCTCAACCTTTGCTACAATGATTTCTCCTTCTTTACCATATTCATCATTGATAACCTTGATTCTGCTATTTGCTTTAGCTTCAACTTCTTTAAGAGTACAAGTTTCTAATTCTTTCGCAAGTGGCATAAGTTCTGGATATTTGTCAGCAATAGCCTTATCATCCAAGTCTGACGCAAGTTTAAAAAGCACACTTCTAATCTGTTCTCTTTCCTTTTTGAGATTAAGGTTTTCTAAAAATGCATCTGGATGTGATAAAGGTAAAAGCAGATTTTCAAAAATTCCCATTTCTTCTAACTTGCTTTTAAAGTCAGCTTGTGTCATTGGAATATCATTTACTGTATATATAGAATTAAGTGACACACTCTTGACTTCTCCTAACGCATTAAGTTTTTCTGTTCTTTTTTGTCTCTTCTCAATCGTTATTTCTTTCTTTGCAATCTCACAAAGCAATTTGACATGTGGACCATTCTCTACAACTCGATTTTCAGGATAGATTTTTGGATCACTTGCCAAGGCATAATTTCGATTGCACATAACCCAAAAAAATGCGTCTGCAATAGTAGTTTTTCCAAGACCATTCTTTCCAAAAATATTATTCTGATAATCAAAAGTTATGGTTTTCTTGTCGATGTTTTTAAAATTCTCAATAGTCATTTCCTTTAGTATTAAATATCCCATATTACCTCCTTCCATACTTCTTCTGAATATCATCGTAAATGTGCTTGTATTCAATAGTTTCAATAAATTCATTTACTAAATGTGTGGCTAAATCCCACAGAATACAACCAAAAACAACTAACACTGAAGTATGCGTACCTATCATTAGTGCAATTACCATTGTTGGAAATGTCAACAACGCAATGATATTAAAAAATCCCTCTATAATGTCATATTTACTCATTCTCGAATCACCTCATCTTAAACAAAAATAAACCCCATCTACTTTTTCATAAACGCTAGTGCCTTGTATGAAATTTGCTTGATACACTAAGTTGTTTGGAAATTCAGAAGTTCCACCTTTTTTTAGAAGGCTTTTTGCAAGTTTTTTAATCTTCTTTGGTGGTTTTTCCTTAAACCTATCCGAACCAACACAAGCGTACTGACCTGGAGAATGCACCACTTCCTTGATCGAATTTGGGAAAAGTTTGTGTTCTCTTCTCTTTACCACAACAACACCAACTAACTTCTGACATCTGTAGCTAACATCTCCTGCCTCTGCATTTATTGTTTTCGCTAAATACTTAACATCTTCTTTCGTATAACACTTTGCTTTAGTTTTTGTTTCTGTAACTCCTAGTAGTGCCAAAATTAAAAGCATTATTATTAGTTTTTTATTCATAACTTCTCCTAAAGTAGTTGACTCAAAATATCTTGAATCATTGCTGTGCCTGAATCCATCGCTACATTGATAAGTTGCTCTGTACCATCTGAAAATACTGCGGTTACGGTTTCTGATACTTCGTCATAATTAAGTTCCATAACATCTTGTAAATTCCTAGTTTTCTGCAAGGTATCACATAGCGATTTACATATTGCTTGTTTATTCTCCATTGTTGACCTCCTATACCAAGTATGTAAAATCCATACTTTTTAAGCAAAAAAATACTTGCCATACTCTGATGGCTTAATCTCCAAAAGTGTAGCCCAAGTCTCGATGTCTTTCTGTGAAAAACCGACTTCTCCATTTAATCGCCTTGAAATCTGACTAACAGGAACTCCAAGCGCATCAGCAAAGATTGTCATGTTGTCAAACTTTTCATAGATTCGACCTTTTAAGGCATTATATTTATAGCTCACTTCGTACCTCCTTTCTAGCAAAAACTATATAGAGTATAGCAACTGATAACTCACTTGTCAACAAAAAATGCAAAAATTTTGCAAAATCTTGAAATTTATTGCAAATATTGGTATTATTATCAATAATGATGGAAGGAGGAAATGTATTATGACTAGACTAGATATAGCAAAAGAGAGACTAAATTCTGCAATGAAAGAGCAAGGTATAAGACAAATTGAGCTTTCTGAAAAAACAGGCATAAGTAAAGGAATGATAAATCACTACTGTAAAGGCAGATATGTTCCATCTAACCTTAACGCTAAAAAGATTGGAGATTGTTTAGGAGTAAACCCTGTGTGGCTAATGGGTTTCGAAGCTCAAAAATACGACACACAAAGAATTGAAAGAACATCTATTGAAGAAATTATACAAAACGCAAAATTAGAATTATTAAACTCTGAAAAACTTACATTTTGTGGGTATAAAGCTGACGATGAGATTGTTGATTTATTTATTGAAAATTTGGATATTGCTGTAATGAATGTTAAGAAAGAAATACAAATGAACTCTGAAATTGAAAATGCCAGAAAGGAAAGGATGATAAGATATGGCAAAGATTTACAACGATTATAGAAAAATTATAGGTAATAACATTAAATATTTAAGGCTTAAAAATGGTCTAAGTACAATACAACTTGCAAAGTTAGTAGGATATACTTCGGCATCCACTTTTTCTAAAATTGAAAATGGTAAAAACGGAATTTCTGGGGATAAATTGAGAATGATAGCAGAAGTTTTAGGAACGGAAGTTGAAGAGTTGTTAAAAGATAACCCTAACTTTAAAGATGAGACTAGCACCTTGCTACTTATAGATGAAATTAAAACCTTGAATGATTTTGAAAAAGGTCAAGTCTATAATTTTATCAGAAATTTAAAAGCACAAAGGGAGGAAGTATTCATCCTCCCCTCTGAAAGAAAAACGAATGAAGAGCAAATATAACTTATTATCTAATTTCACTAATAGGAGCCATAATCTCCTTTTTAAACTTACGCCACTTTCTAAGTCTACCTTGCTTTCTAACCCAAGGTTGCGGACACCATTTACCTGTAACATGATGGTGCATGATCACATGATTGATGTCAACATCGTAGCGTTTCATAAGTTTACGCACAAGCCATACTGTGTTAAGCCTAACCTTTTTAGGGATATACCAATCCATATCTGTTGCTTTAACAGACCTTTTATTGATTTTTGCTGAACACATTTCTATGCTGATGGAGTTTTGATTAGTGCATTTACCGTAGAACTTACCGCCTTCTGTTGTACTCATGACAGTGTATTTATCTCCACCAACAGCCCAACACGCTTGTTTGTGTGGTTTAGTATTGTATTGCATAATGATTTCCTTATCAACCACATAATCAGCAGACGCACCTGTTTCTGGCTTATTAAACATATTGCAGATTGCATATGCTGTACCCTTTTCTGCTTGTGTGCTTGCTGTATAATGTATCACAATATAATCAATTTTAGGTCTTTTCAAATTGTGGTACATATTGGCATCGCCATTATACTTTGTGATTTTCATAGAAAACTATTCTCCTCTCTGCACTTAACATAAGTGCTTTTAATGTTTTCGATTGCAAGAACCGCCTTCGAATTAGGGTAATTTGGATGCTCTTTACAGTAACGCTCATAAAGCGTGATGTCGTCCAAGATTTGGTCGAAGTGTTCTTGTGTGTGCTTGACATTGTGTCTTAATTCATCATCAAAGCGAATAAGTCTGTAACGACAAGTAGAGGCTGTATTCTCGTCTAGCTTATCTAAAACATCAACTGTTAGAGCCTTTCCTAACGCTTTTGCTACGACACTCCAAGGGTTTAGTTTGAGTGGTGTAACCTGAATTATTGTTAGTAGTAGGATGAGTATGCCACCGCCACTAACTAAAATATCTTGTAATGTCATTACTCCTCCTCTTCGGTTTCAGAAACTTCTGTATAGCCAGCTCTGACACCATCAACATACGCCTCGCAAAATGAGTAAATAGCCCCGCTTGCGATAGTGCAAATTGTACCTGCCATAACCAATCTTTGGTCTCCATTTGCAACGCCTGCTATTCCTGCTCCGATTGATGCAAGCATAGAAGCTACTGCAACCCAAAACTTTCTTGATTTCAATTTGTTCATAAAAATCAACTCCTTTCATTAGTGGTATATATGTAGCCTTCTGTTCCAAGAACGCCTGATTTCATATCCAATTCTGTTACCCATTCAGGATAATCACTTCTGATTGATTCAAACTCTTCTTTTCCACCAAACTGCTCATTAGCAATTCCGCCAAGAAAATCAAAGAATGTAATTTCTGGAACAATATCCACAAGGTCTTGACCGACATTTGCTCTCTGAATGGTATAAACATTTTTCAGAATATGCCTATTTATTTGATGCTCAATTTCCTTATAGGCGTAATTGTAAAACCTTTTTGCATTGAAATAACATTGTTCTGCAAATAAAGGTTTCTTTTCTAAGCATTGAATGTAGGTAAAGTATAGCGATACCATATGTTCAACAGTGAATCTTATAATTCCACCATTAAATGGGTTTTTCGCTTTACAAAATTGAATAGCATTGATTGCAGCTACTGTCGAGCCGACCTGACACAAATCCCAATTATAGAGTGGAACGCCACCATTTTCTTTAACACCTATTCTAGTAATAGAATGTTCGGAACCTGCTTTCCAAAGGTATATAGGCTCATCTACAACATTGATTTTTAATGGCGTACCTTCAATGCTCATTCTAATTTTCCAATTAAACTCGCCATCCTCCATGGCACGAAGTTCTGAAAATGAAATATTATTTTCTCTTATGAAATTTACATTGTAAAGCCTACCAAACACCCAAGGATGATTGATGTTGTTATTTGGAATTGCTCTAGGAATAACTTGTCCTGTGTTCGCTAGAATTTCTTGACGCTGTAATGCTGTCAGATTGCCCTCAGAATGTTCTTGCAAGAATGCCCCTTGTACTTCTATGCAATTCATGGAAATGTTGTTCTTAAGGCTCTCAAGGGCAAATGGAGTATATAATACATCGTCAGCATCCATAAAAGTTATCCAATCTGTTTCACAAGCATCTAACGCTCTTTGTCTTGCCAAGCCCGGACCTGTATTTTTCTCGCAAGGCAACACTTTAATATCTAACTCTGGGAATCTATCAAGGACAAAATTATAGTTATCAGGAGGGTTATCTGATGCGATTATAACCGTAACTTCATCCCTGATAGTCTGTATCATAATTGACGAAAGTAAGCTGTCAATTTGATTTTCTGCTTTGTAAGCTGGAACGCCTACTGTAATTAGTTTATTCATTCGTTTTCTCCTATGGTTTATGATGTAAGATTGTTGTAAACATAAATTTGCCATTCATCGCTGTAATCTGAATGCTCATCTATGTTAAATCCGTATATACATATATATTTATAGCTTCATTATAAAAACCACCGCTCATATCTGTCCAATCAACTTTAGATGTTGTTTGTAGAGTTCCATAATTATATAACCAATTATGATATGCATATCCATTTTTTACATGAATATTTAATCTATTTTGATTATTTCGGTTGGAGAAGCACATATACATATTAACCGCAGAACTTGATGTACTTCCAGTATAATTACAATACATATCACCATATAAATTACGACAATTATGATATGTACTCCTCATATCTACAACATTATCACCACATACTGGGTTACCTGTAAGATTACGACAATTATAATATGCAGACCGCATAATAGTTACATTATCACCACACACTGGACTACCTGTAAGATTGTAGCAATTTTGATATGTATAACTCATATCTGTTACATTATTACCACATACTGGGTTGCCTGTAAGATTGTAGCAATTTATATATGTTCCATACATGTTAGTTACATTATTTCCACATACAGGACTACCTGTAAGATTCCAACATCCCCAATAAGTTGAATGCATATCCGTTACATTATTACCACATACTGGGTTGCCTGTAAGATTAGGGCAAAGTTCATATGTAGATGATAAATCTACAACATTATCACCGCATACTGGACTGCCTGTAAGCTTAGTACAATTACTATATGTATATGTCATATTAGTTACACTATTTCCGCAAACAGGATTACCTGTAAGATTAGTACAATCACGATATGTACTGTCCATATCTAGCACATTATCACCGCATACTGGGTTACCTGTAAGTTTTCTGCAATTATAATATGTTTGATTCATATCAATTACATTATCACCGCATACTGGACTGCCTGTGAGATTTCTACATTGATTATATGTTCCAGCCATATTTATCACATTATTACCACATACTGGACTACCTGTTAAATTGTAACAATATGTGTAAGCCCCATACATGTTAGTTGTGGCACTTCCACAAACAGGGCTGCCTGTCAATTTTCTGCAATTTACATATGCATCCGCAAGATTTTCTGTAACATCACTGCAAACAGGGTTACCTACTAAATTGCTACATTTCCCGTATGCACCTTGCATATAAACTGTATTGTTGCCACATACAGGGGTGCCTACCATTCTGTAACAATTATAATAAGCATTAGCCATGTCAGTTGTATTTTCGCCACATTGTGGAATTCCGTATAAATTTCGACATTCGCAAAAAGCATTATTCATATTTACAACTTCTTTGAAATTGAAATTACAATTCATAAAATTCAAATTCATATTAGTGCATGAACCAAAGCTGTTCGCAATATTGCTATTCAGATATAAATAAGTTGCGTTTGTGTATAATCGCACATCGAGATTATTTGAATTATTAAGATAAGTGGGTAACCCTTTATAGCTGATTTTATTATTTGCCATTTCACGCCTCCTAACTTATTGTGTACCTTCCGAAATTTCTTGCTGTTGGTTCAACCTTGAAATATGATAGATAACTGTAATTTGGCATCAGAGTCGCTATCTTCCCTGTAAGCACATTGAAACTATCATCTACTGTCGCTTCAACACCTTTTTCAACTAAAGCCTCAACTATCATTTCTTTAGCATTGTATAAAGCATTAAAACCACCTGCATTTGAATCGTCAGCAGATGTGCTACCTGTTAAAGCAAATAGTATATCTTCGATGTTATTTAAGTTAGTTTCATTAGCAGGTGTATTTGAACTGTCATTTTGCCAAGTAGTTCTGTTGTACGAAATAGTGACCGCATCCACGCCTGTTGCTTCGCCTGTTGCTTCTTCTCCATTGTCTATCCTTCTGATATTATTAGCCATAGTTGCAAATGTATCGGTTGATGATGTTTCAACGCCACACGCTGTTATAACCCCTGCTAGTGCAATTTTGGCTGTATTGTATTGTTCAACAAGTGAATTAAAGCCATTTACAAGTTGTACTATGCCATCTTCAATGTTATTCATATTTGTTTCATTAAAAGGGGTTGTTTTAACCCAAGTTGTTTTATCATAGGTCATTTACAATCATCTCCCTTCTTTAAGACTTCAATCTCTTTCTTTAGAAGTTCAATCTGCTTGTGGTTTTCTTGTACTTGTGCGATTAGGTAAGGAATAAATTCTGAATAATTGACGCCTGGAACTGTTTGATTATGATTAGTAACATCAAAATTATCAGGATTCCAAGTTTCTGTCATATCCGTGCTGTTCGGAATTACCTCTGCAACTTCTTCGACAATTACACCAACTTGATCCTTTTTACCCCAACCGTCTTTATAATCAAATTCCCTGACCTTAACATCAAGGATTTTATTTCTTCTTTCGTCAGAAATATCTTTTATATTCTCTTTGACTGCTCTTGATGATGTGTCTGTGACATACGAATGTGCCTTTAAGTTGGAATAGCCATAAGTCACACCATTTGAATAAAGGAATGATAGAAAACTATCTCCATCTACTCCTGAAATAATACGGTTGTTGTAATCGACAGAATAAACTACACCGCCAATTTCAACCGATTGATTTGTACTATCAGAATTATGAAAATCAATATATGGAGTGCTGTTTGTGTGTGCAATCTCTAAACCACCTTCTGCCTTAATATCAACCTTTGGTGTAATGTTCGTACCGTCATAATCTCCAACAGTAATTTCTGTACCCATAAAATATGCATCAGAATGGCAATAAAACTCATCGTAAATAAATTCTTTACTGGCATACAATTCAACAGGGTTGTTTTCATCTCCAATATATAATGTTGAATCTTCTGATTTAATAGCACTCCAATCACTTTGAAATGCAAAGGTTATACTTGCAGAATAATTCCGATTGTAAATATTTATTGCATTTACAGAGTCAGTTGTATTGATAATATTACTGCCTAACATTAAGTTGCCATCTGACGATATTTCAAAGTTTGTTGCTGTGATATTTATATCGTTAGTTGTTAAATCAAAAGTGTACGAATTGAAACTAATATTATCAGCCTTGACATTATACGAAGTCGTTGTGCCATCGCTCATAAGTTCTGTATAAGCAATATTTCCGTTAGCATCTATTGTTAAAACTATTTGACCGTCTAACAAAGCGAATGACGATTGAACATTTGTTTCGAAGTTTGTAAGTCTAGCTTCTAACCCATCATTACTCTTTGAAATCTCTAGGCTTTTACCTTTGCTCCGTATAAGCTCGTCATTGACCGTAGCTTCATTAGTCCTATATTCGTTGCCTTTGCTCTCAAAAACATCTTTGAGGGCTTGTACGCCTGAAAGAGTACGGTTTACAACATAGCTACCAAATGCAATCGTATCATCTTCTAAGTGAACAGTAATATTTGAGCCAATGGTCAAAAAAGGTAATCCATTACAAGTGATTTTACAAGGTCTGTATGTATCAGTAATTTCAAGGCAATTTAAAATCGCATTAGCACAAGCATGAAGTTGCTCTGTTGTCAAACCAAATGTTAGAAAATTTGCTGAAACGATATAAGGGTTTGAAGTATCACTTCCTTCTGTAACCCCAACATCATCCTCAGAACTTTTAACAGTGACGCAAGTAACCGCCTTAACATCATAATCTGAATATGAAACTTCCCTTAATTCAGGATAATTTGAAAGGTCTGCATCATCATAAATATCGATAGAATCAAAAGTATCAAGAAATACATTATCTCCAAGTAACCTTGTTTCAGAAGGGGTAATACCTAAAAATACTATCTCAAACAAACCATCATTATTGATAGTTCCATAGCCACCATTCAACTCACATATACTCCTAAGTACCATAAGAGCATTAAGTTCACCATTTGTGGAAATGGTTTTAGAAATCGGAAGTCTATCATTAGGAAGGTCTGTTTGAATTGTTTTACCAAAACCAACAGTATTCTCTAAGTAACTTAAAAACATCCTTCTAAGTGTACCCAAATAGTGGGTTGTATCATCGCTAGAATAAGTATTATTGTACCAATCTGAAACATTGAGGTTAGATAATTTTGTGAATTGATCGTAGGCTGTAATAGTTGCTCTTTTCTTATCACTTGAAAGAACGATATTGTCAACATAGAAGTAACCCAACCTTTGAAATGCTGTATCTGCTGTGACATACACACTTAACTCTTCACCTTTTACAGCTTCGTTATCTTCAACATTTACTGTGTATCTCAAAATACTTGCAATACATCCGCCAAGTTTTAAATCATCTTCTGCGCATAATGTGCTTTCAAGGCTGACATCATCGTTTACTATCTCTGCACCTGTAACATTATTAGACCAATTATCGCATGAAATTATCCAATCTTTACTTGTGGAAACCGAATACCAATCTGCTTGCGCCATGTTGCCACCTCTTAATCTTTCTTGCTACCATAATCAATAAATCTGATAGTAGTAGGATTGTATCTAGGAACATCCCAACTTCCTGCTGTAACCCATTGTGGAGCTGGTGTGTAACACTCTGCAATTTCATACTTGTTTTTGTTAGGGTTGTAATACTTAACCATAACATTTCTCTCTTTGTGACTACAAAAGCCATCATCTAGCGACATACCTTTGTCTAAAATCTCGCACAAAGCCATCATATCCTCTTGAAATAGATAGCGGGTATTAAAAGTAATGTTTGCACAAGTGTTATCCAAGACAAAACGCCTTAATCTGCCTTTAGCATTTCTGTAAGAATCCTTATCAAGCATTTCATCCTCTAAACCAAATCCATCATCGCCTGCTCCGTAATTATCAATCGGAGTCCATGTGTACTTTGCGTCAAGGGTTGCTCCTGATGAATTATAAGCTGTTGCAATGTGCATATAGTTGACTTCAAAATTACCCCTTCCAGGATAATTAGGGTTGTGGTCTACTTCCCAATTATAACTTGCCATCTTTACCCTCCTTAAATTGCTGAATACCCTGTACGCATTCTATACTGTTTGTTTTTATCTTTAATTACCTTGAATAATACATCATCATTGACATAAGCTGTATATTCGCCATCTGAACCACCATTAGCAGAATTGATAGCAATAATAACCGATTCCATAAGGGGCATTATGGCATTTCTAACACCATTAGCAACACTTGAAACAATCTGGTCGTTATTGACAACCGCTGTGCTACCGCCAATTTGTCCAACTAACTCTGGACCCGATTCTCTGGCAATAAATAGCTGCGATGTATCAGGATAACCACCATTAGCATACTTTGCTACATTCTGCCATACACCACCTTTTTGAATACCGCCTGTGGCTTTTGATGTAATCTTAGCAATCTGCAATAAATCGCCATATGGGATGCTTGTATTACTACTTGCTTTGCCATTTGTAACTGTGTACTTAGCTCTAACAGCAAGTTCAAGTTCTTTCTTTGTAGAAGTTTTGCCTGTCAAGTAATTGTAAACCTTCTTGTCATCGCCACTCATTGAGAACTTTGCTTTAACATTCTTAGTACCATCTTTTGTGACTTCTTCTGCCCTTCTCATGGCTTCTTTTGTATCAGCATTTACTGTTACATTCTTTGTAGCGTTGGCAACGAGATTCTTGATTTTATTCTGGGCTTCTTCATCATCGACTTTGACTTTTAATTTCCCCTCAGTCTGTTTAGCTTCGTTTACATCGAAACTTGTACCGCCACCGCCTCCGTCTTTGTTCAAATGATAGCCGCCATCAAATACATCCTTTATCCAATCTCTGATACCTTTACCCCATTCAGCAGGGCTATACTCAAAAAGGTCTTTCCATTTAAGGTTGTACTTATTTGCTCTTTGAACTTCTGTACCGCAAATATCAATGAGTTTATTTCCAAAGAACATGCCGACATCTACGCCAACAATCGCTGTAAGTGCAACAGCAAGTGCTTGACCGATAAGAACGCCTGCTGCTGAAATCTTTGTCATAACGCTTGAACCTGTTAGAACAGCAGCTAACTTAGTTCCAAGTTGAGCGACACCGCCTGATGCTGCAAAGTTTCCTGCTATGTTCACTAGAATCTTTGTTGCGAGTGGTAAAAGCGCTGTAACAGCAAACTTGATACCACAAATAACTCCGATAAGTGATGTGGCAAATACTGTCATTATAGGATGTGTTGAAAAACTGCCTCTGAATGTATGAGCAAGTGCTTTGAATATTGCTTTTGCAAGTTTTTCAAGGTCTTTGATAATCTTTCCGAACTTAATACCTTCGATAAAGTCTGCAATACTTTGACCAACCTTATCCCAATCAACATTTTTAACAGCACCTGTGACAAACGATAATATTCCCCTGATTAGACCACCTGCTGACTCTCCAGCCTTCTTCATGTCTGCTGTCTTAAAGAAACCATTGATGCCATCTGTTAAATGGCTACCAAGACTAGACCAACTTTCAGGATCGCCTATTAAATCTCCGATGCCATTAGCAACACTTGTTACAAGGTTTCCGAAATTAAAACCAACACCCTCAAAGTCAAATGAGTTGATGCCTTGAACAATGCCATTTCTTAAATCTTGCCACTTGATGTTTTTGATTGTTGTAGAAAGTGTGGCAACAATACCCTTAACAGCGAGTGAAAGTGTTACACCTGCCGATTGCCAAGTTGTAAGTCCTGTTGACGAATCTGTACCACCAAATGAATCAAATACAGTATTTATGCCATTAGCAAATTCAGCTCCTAGAGCCTCAAAATCAATTTCAAATGCTAACCCTAATGCTGTCTCTATCTTTGCTTTTAAAGTGCTTGCTACGCTGTTTAGAACACTTGTTATAGCACCTGTCTTTACGAACGCATTAAGTGACTTTCCGAGACCTTTGCCAAGTTTGAACCACTTAACTTTTTCAAACCAATCTGATTTAGCGTCAAATATTGTCTTAATAGCTTTGCCTACTGTATCTCCTAGAAGTGAAAAGTCGAAACCATCTATCGCACCATTCATCATTGATGCAAGGATGTTTACAGACTTATCTAAAAACTTTTTGAATGTTGGCAATTTAGCGTTCACATTCTTTAGACCATTATTAAACCATCTAGCAATAGCTTCTCCGATAAACGAACCATCTTGAGTCGCCCACGCTGTTTCAAACGCACTTGTAATCTTATCAGCCATCTTCTGTGCGTCTGCTTGCATATTCTTAAATGCTTTATTCCATACCTTGCGATAATCTTTTAGGGCTTTTTCCATCTGGCTTGTCAAGTCAATGGTTCCTGCATCTGTTGAAGTATCGCCTTGTGCTTTTTTATCTCCTGTTGTATTTGTAGAAATGACATTTAAGTCATCAAAACTCAATAAGGATTTATTTAATTTCTTGACATTTTTTGTAGCTTCAGTTGCCTTATCGGAAGTTGCCTCAATATCGTCAGCCACATCCTCGAATGTATCATCATAGCCAACACCTGAATCAGAAATAATGCCTGAAAGGTCAATGCCAAGAAAACTTGTAATGTTCTGTAATAGTTTCTGAAATGCAATAGCGAGGGCATTTATGTATGGAAGTACCTTTGAAACGACTACAAGGAACATTCCGCCGATTGTCCTAGAAATGTTAGTGAACTGTGTCTGCAACATTCTAAGCTGATTAGATGGGGATTGAATTGTGTTTGCTAAGTCTCCCCAAGCTGCCCTTGATTGTCTTAAAATAACAAGGAAACGGAGCTGTAACTTCTCTGCTTGTGTCATTGATGAAACAGCCTTGTCAATGCCAAGCCTATATGCTTCTTCTGCAAGTGATGCTTGTGTAATATCAATACCGAGTGCATATAATGCCCTAGATTGACCAATTAAACCGCTTCTAAACTTATTCATTGCGTCAGTAAGCGGAATATTTCTGAAAGAAGAAACATCACCTGCAAGCATTGTAATAGCTTCGGAAACAACAGCAGAAGCCTCGCCTGTCATATTGAGCGAGTTTGTAAGTGACGCAAGACCGGCTGAATAATTTGTTAATGCTGTGACATCCAAGCCTAGATTCTTTTCTGCATTGAATAAAAGTGTGCCATCATCAAGCATTGAATAGCCTGACATTTTACCCATTCGTGATTTTAATCTATCTTCAAAACTATCCGAATAAGCATCAGCAGAATTATAACCCCACTTAGCATAGTCTGATTTCCATTCAGAAGCGATTTTCTGCAATGTAACATTGAAGTAGTTAAATTCTTCAATATAGTCCATAGAACGCTTTATGCCTGCCCCAAACGCCTTAAAAAGCCTAATCACAAGGAAAAACTTTGCATAAAACAAACCTATCGTTGAAACGAACCCTTTAGCGCTTCTGTTGCTACCATTTATTCTGTCTCTCAAACCAGAAAATGCTTTAGAAAAACCTGTAATTCTAAGAACTCCACTGCCTAAAGCCTTTGTGAAACTGCCGATAGTCAGTAGAACCTTTTTAGTAATATCGCCAAGTTTACTGAATGCGAGTTTTAAGGTATCTATTGCTTTTCTAAAATTGTTAGAGCTTGTCGATGCCATATTAAAGGCTGAATTAAGAGATAAATTTGAATTTGCTAGATTGCCAAGCGCACCAACAAGGGTGAGTACATCCCCACGAACTGCTGGCATAGAATTAAGTTGTGCAATGAGTGATTGTAAGCCACGACCTAGCGCACTGAAATTATTAGCAACATTAGGAATGTTCGTTCCGTATTGCATAATTCTACCAAGTGATTGCGTAAAACTCGTTGTTTGCTGTGAAACTTGTGGAGCTGTTGACATGATCGTAAACACTTCTCTTAACGATCTACCAAAATTCAGCATATTTACACTTGAACCTACTGTCATTTTCGATGTTGCACTTGTAAGCCTGCTTAGTGAGTTTGTGAAGTTTGTAACGCTCTTATCTACTCCACCTATGCTTGAAAGGGCTGTTGCGAGTTTTCCAACCTCTGAAACCGTTTTGCCGACATTTGCTTGACTTATGGATGCGCAAGCCTTAGATAAATTACGGAGCGAATTACTCATATCTCTGATATTTCTTGACGCTCCTGTATGCCCTTCGATAGATGCTAAAGAACCAGATAAATTCAGTAATTTAGCAGAAAAATCATCAAGGGCTTGATTTGCGCTTTGTGCTTTAGCCTGAACATCAATCTCTAACTGTTCTATCGTAAGTGCCATTTTATCTATTTGCCTCCTGTTTCATTCTTTGTTCTTCCATCTTCAATAACCATTCTTGCTGTTTTCTGATTCTGATTTTATGTGCTTCTTCTTCTGTAAATGCCATATCTCTTAACATAGGTTGTTTTAGGTACTTAGCATTCTTATCACCGCACACAAACCTTCTGATAGCAAGCGAAACCGCTTCGTAGGTATAAATTCCAACCGTATAATCATGTTCGTCTTGAATTTTCCTTTTTTGATGATAAGCATTAAGCAAAACATCAACCTTCCTAGGAGTCATATGTTTAAAGTCGGAATAACTTATACCCACGATATAAGCGTTTTCTAGGTAATTTTCATAGAAGTCTTTACCATAGTTTTTTATTTTTTCGTTGAAGTTTTCTTCTTGTGGTCTTGTGGCAGCTTCAACTGTTCTGACTCTTTCTGTTCCTCTTCCACTGTCAGGAATTGTGACATCCCTGTTAACTCGAAAAAACCATCATTTTCCATGAATTTTTTAAGCTCTTCCCACAAGTCTCTGAAAGAAATCTTATTCTCTCTCATATATGTTTTCATTAAGGCTTTTGTTTCATCTTCTGTGAAGCTGTAATGCTCTTTTAAACCTGCGTCAAAAGCGTATCTACAAAGTTTAGGCAAGTCCGCCATCATCTCAGAAGTGCCTGCTAAAACATCTCCTGTTGTAATTACACTATCTACTTCTGAAAGGTCTTTATTTTTCACATAGTAAGATTCTGAAACAAACTGGAATGCAAGCTGAACAAGATTCTTGCACTCACAAGCCTCAAATGTGTATTCAAAGTCGTAATCTTTGTTTTCAATTTTTAAAGTATTCATTCTTTTTTCCTCCATATGCAAAGAAAGCCGACCTTCCGTAGAAAGCCGACCTCCGTAAAATTCATTTTATTGTCATCAAGAATTGTCTGTTGATGTTGGTTCAACCTTTGTGTCAAGTCCATGATTCTTAGAAACGATAATAGGTACATTTATCTGTACCGCATCATCACCATTAGTGATGTTTGGAATTGAGAGCTTCTGTGGAACACGACCAAAAATAAACCATGATTTTGTCATATCTGGAAGTGTAATCTGGAAACATAAGTCTCTTTCTCCGCCGTTTCCGTCATCCTGATCGGTCTGTACTGCTTCCCATTGAGCGATTGTGTCATTAGAAACAAGAACTGTTACGCTGTATGAACCGCCGTTGTCTGTTCTGCCGAGACCATAACGCTTTGAGCTATCCTTGATTGCTGTAAGGTCTACCTGTGATGCTTCCTCGTTAAGTTCTGGAAGTTCTGCAATTCTTGCAAGTTCAACAAAAGAACCTGCTGTTGTTGGAACTGCACCTGGCGTTGTAGGGATAGCGTATGAGAGTGTTCCACCGATGGATGTAACGCCTGTGGTAGACACACTTGTTGCTGTTGGTGTTGTTGATGCTGACATCTTTCTTTACCTCCTTAATTATTTAATTCCTAAAAAAGTTGTTTCTGTGGTTAAAGCCCTTCTGAAACGGCAAATACATCTAAAGTCCGAAGTTGTATTGTCTGTGAAGGGTGTACCCACCATTTGATATTTCATCTTTGTCATTAAACTGATAATGTACTTCATGATGTCTTTACAAGTCTTTTCCTTTTCGTTGTCTGTGACCTCAATCTGAATGTATGAACGAAGTCCTGTGATAGAATTTCTAGCAATGGTTTCTCCGATAGTCACGCTTTCAAGGTCTTTAACATAGATGTTTGGAAAAGCAGGATTCTTAACATTTTTATCGCTTGTCGTGACATATATGTTTGGAAAGGTATTCTGAAATTTTGACACACACTTTGCCCTTAAAACTGTAGCAACTTGTTTATCAATATTAAATAAATCTGCCATTAACTAAATACCTCCCTTGAAATTCTTGAAACCTCTGATTGTATGAAGATACTCATTTTGTGAACAGGCATACTAGGCACAATACCTCTAGAAGTATGCCATTTATGGTTGGTGTCCATCCAATGCCAATATTCTTCGTAAGCATGAGTCTGACCGGGAAATGTTCCTCTACCAAGACCAAACTGTTTAGCTTCCGATAATGTTTCAAATGCACCAGCTCCAGGACCACTACCAAATTCAGCCATTAAAATAGGGCTAATTTTAGCCTTTTTAACTGTTTCTCTACCGTCTACTAATGTTATCCATCTCGAAGTAATCTGAGATGTATCATAAGCCACTATGACTGATTTAATGTTTCCATCAGCACTCGTGACCTTCTTTTTGAATGCTATGTGTGATGCCAAGTCTCCGTTGCCTGCTTCAACCACTATTCTTGCCACTGAGATGCCCTCTAACGAAAGATTTGTGATTAAGCGTTGCAATCGTACATTGAAGTCTTTTTTGAACACCTGAACCGATTTGGAGGCTTGTTTGAAACTCTTAGAAGTTAGATTAACTCTGACTACTTTTCTAATCATCCGCAATCACATCCTGACGGTTTGTTTTTCTGAGTAAATATCTATCTACATTCAGGGTTTTATTTACTCTAGCAACTATATAATCGCTAGACATAGGGTTGGGGTTGTTGTTATCGTCATATTCAATTTCAGATTCAACCCATATTACAGTTTTCTCATCGAATGGTAATTTGTCCTTTTTAGTGACAATAACCGCATCGTATGATGTTGTATCAATGCCATAAGTAACCGCTTCGGCTTCCTTGCTACCCATCGGAGAAATGTTTGCATTAGTATCAACAGGCGTTCCATAAATAACCGTCTGTTCGCCTTCTTGCATTGTGATTTCCTCTCCGTCAAAAATCAGGGTAACTTCTTCACCTTCTGAGTCGATATAGTTCTCAATGCTAGAACTCTGCCACAAACTATATTTTAATGGTTGCTCGTTTAATCTAAGTGTAAGCATATATACCTCCTACTTTACAAATCTATTTATTCCCTTAAACATCTTTGATCTATCCACCCAAGTACGATTGATGGAGTTCTCATTGTGTGTTTCCTGAAAAGCACCACCAATTTGATGGAAGTCATAAATTGTAATGTTTATGATGTTAGAAATAAACCTCTGTAAATCATTAGTGATTTTCTCATCGGTATATGTGTCGGGATAATCTCTAGCCTTAACAACCTCTCTAATGGCATTATTAAGTTTGGCAGTAACCGCACTCAAGTTAGTTGTGTCGGTAAAATCAACACCCGGTATGGATGCTTCAATGTCTGCCAAAACTTCCTCATAGACCTCCGAACCCAAATATTCTTCAGCACTCATGTTACTGCCTCCTTAATTATTTCTTCTTTGTAGTAGTTTTAGTGGTAGACTTCTTTGTAGCCTCCGTCTTTTCCACAACAGGCTTTTCAACCTTTTTAGGCTTATCGTCAGGAACTTCTGCACCTGCTTTATAGAAAATACCATTGTGTTTTACTGAATAAGAATATACTGACATATCGGTACCTCCTTATCTCTTAAACTACCTTAATTTCGTAAATGCTATTCATACCCTCGAATGATGGTAAACAAATTTCTGAACAAATTGTCTTTGTCTTTAATGGTGCGCCATATTCGCCCTTAACTGCAACAGCAATACCTGTACCAATAACAGACACATCAACAGATGCATCAACTGTTGCACCAAGTTCCTCTGGTGTTCTACCAAATGCTGTTTTTCCGAGAGCGCCTTCTGGAAGAAGTGTTACATAGCCATCTGGAAGGAATGTTGTAGCATTGCCACTAGCATTTGTATAACCATTATCGTAAGTGATAACTCTAAGACCTGTGTTAGCTTCGATAATACCCTTAACGATAGCCTCACTAGGATATGTCTTATCAGGAACAAGGTTTAAAATCTGCTCACAAGCAACAAGGTAATTGAATGTTGTTGATGTCATAAGAACATACTTAGGAACCTTGCCCTTTGTTCTAAGTGTCTTCTTTGCTGTATTAAGGTCATCAAGTGGTGTAGCTGTTGAACTAGCAGACCAAATAGAAGTTCCTGAAAGCGCTGTGTAGTTTGTAGCCTTCCAAGTACCTGATGCGTCATAGTTGTATGAATATGTAACATTGTTTGCAGCGATAGAAAATGCCATATCTCCTGTTACTGGCATAAGTAAAGCCATACGCATGATTTCAGGATTGACTTCTGCACTAGCAACAAGTTCTTTTGCGTCATTGTATGTAGCACGAAGTGCATCTTTAAGGTATGGATCGTCTAAAGAATTGATACGCAAAACTTCGTACATATCCTTCTCGTTGAAGTCTATTTCCTCTCTAAAGAATGGCATTTCTGTTTTCTTAATATCTACACCACCTCTAGCACGAAGAGTAGGAAGTGTATCAAATTCAGAAGGTGCAAGAATTACAGGAAGTTTTGTTTCTCTCTCAACCCACTTTAAGTCAAGTCCTGCAACCTTTACCTCTGGAAACCAATTTAAACCTAAAAATGGCACCTGTGTTTTTCTAGCATCTTCAACAACAAGTGCGATAGATTTACTTGTGTAAACTTCTGATGGTAACATTGTCTTATTTCTCCTTTCCTAATTACTCAAACACAATCTGTGGAAGAGCTGCCTTCATAGCATCAGCGTAAGTAACTCCTGATGATGTTTCAGCAACACTCTCATTGATATATGCTTTCTTCAAAAGTGCGCCCTGTGGTCTCTTCTCGATGACATCAAAAAGAAGTATACCCACAACTGTTGCTGTGTTATCGACAGTACCGCTTGCACCGATAGGAGTTCCTGCTTTAACAATCTTGTTTCCATAGGAATCTGTGTCGGTCACGCTAGTAAAATCGAGTGTGTAGGGAATGGCCTCAAATGGGCTTCTCTTTAAAATCTGGGTTTCCCCAAGAATTGTCGTAGATGTGAATTCCATCTCCTTCTACCTCCTATAAATAATTTTCTAAAATATTTTCAGGTCCTTTTGTTTTTGAACCTTCAACAAACCTTTCAGCAATCTTTTCTGCGTCAGATTTGTCATTCTCTTTTTTGTCGGGATTTCCGCCTTTAGAACTCATCTTTGTAAGTAATTCTTTGTCGTGGTCTGAAATCCTTGTGTTGATGATTTCGCCAAGTAATTCTGCATTGAAATCGCCACCAATGATACTCTCAACTAATTTGTCAGAATTTTCTCCAACAATGCCTTGCTTCGCTAAACTCTCTTTTAAAGTGCTTCTGCGCTTATTAGCTTCAAGTTCGTTCTTTACGCTTTCAAGTTGCTTTACAGCATCCTCATACTGCTTTTGTAGTTTTTCGGAATCAGACATCTTTTCAGCTTCTAATTCGTCAATCTTTTTCTGTAATTCGGATGCTTTTTGGGCTTCTTCCTTCCAACGAGTTCCTGTTGCTTTTGCGTCAGCAAGTTCCTTTTGTGAAGAGTTTAGGAATGCTGTAATCTGTTCGTCAGTTGCGCCTTCAAAAATCTTTTTGACTTCATCTCTTGTCATAATTTTCCCTTTCTGCATACGATTTTTAACGCTGTTCTCATCAGCTCTATGCTTGCTATTTATCGGATAGCTCCTATATTTAAAAAAGCACCCTTTCGGATGCTCTTTAGACATTTTGCGAGATTGTGTTATAAATCTCTGTTATTGTACTTATGTGGTTTTCAATCTTATTAAGCCGATTGCAAGTGATGTATGGGGCTTTTAGGTTTACCCACACTGTTTTTACATAAGTTAGTACCATAATCTCCCCTCCTACAACTCTACTTTCTTAAAATACCTCACATCTCCTACATCACCTGTATCAGCCCAAATGTTATTAGTGCCATCTGCAAGTGTAAGGTCAATCGGTGTTACATTAAAGGTTATCGGCGTTGCTAACTCGTAGACAACTTCGATAGGGTTTTCTGCTAAATACGCATTTATTAACTCTTCCGTGGTTAAAGATGTGTCTGTTTGTCTTAAACATATACTTGCGTATGTAGAGTAATATAGCGCTATGCCTATACCCCCTTGATAGATGGAGAAATAATTAACGACTTCCAAAGTATCACATAACATATTTGGTGTTCCTGAAGTAACAATTTTAGAGTCTCCTAAAACGCTATACGGATAAATCCATCCTACACCATTGCTAGTCGGCAGCCAATTAACTGTGCGTATGCTCTGAGTTCCGTCTAACACCTTTTTCTTGTGCGTTATCTGTCCCTCACCTGTTATTAAATTAAGTGCGCCATAGTAAACTACGCCTTGTGTATCACTCAAAGTTATGTTGTAGTTTTGTCCGTTGTATGCATGATATTCTGTGTCGGTTGATGGGTAGTTGATGCCTATATCGTTGTTGTAGGTTGTGCCGTAATCATTTACAGACAGCGAAAACCATATGTAATAGGTTTTAGAGTCTGTTGTAAAAACAGCATCCTTTGTCATTACCATAGGGCCTAATGAATTTCCATTAACGTCATATTTAAAAGCAGAATATGCATTCAAGGGGCTTTTAAAATAATATGACGTATTTGGCTTAACTGGAATAAGGTTTTTTGCCTTGAATTGTACTCCATCAATTTCCCACTCTTCATCCCAAACATTAGTACCACACCTCGTCACATTTACCTCATCCCATCCGCTGATTGGGCAGATGTTGGAGTATGAGGCATATGAAGTGGCGGTTGAACCTTCTTCAATTTGAACAGAAATTTTAAAATTTGTAACTGTCAAACCAGCTTGAAATCTTATAGAAAATCTTGTTATTGTTTCATTTGTCACAACTATTTTTTTATTTTGTACATCCATTAACTCTGCGTGAGTACGAGTGCTACCATCAAATAAAGCAATAAATGTATTTAGATACTTTGCCGATATGGTTTGAGAATTATTTATAGATAACACATAATTTCCCGTTAATGCTGATGGCAAATCAACATATGCTTCAAAAGTAACACCTGATTCTACAGTTCCATTAAAAATGGTATTTCCGTTAATATCTGTTGTCATTGTGATACCATTATTTGACTTATTTCCTAACGGTGGTATTTTATTCTTCCCAGCACCACCTACCCATGGATGGTCATATCCATGCAAGTCTTGCTGTGGCTCTATGCCGACTTTGAGGGAGAGCATAGGGAACGCTCCACAGTTTGATAGGGTTTTAACGCTTTCGTAAGTGCTGTCTGTGGTATCTCTATAAAGGTCTGTATCGTCAATGTCAACTGTGACCTCGCTGTACCCTTGCAAGCTGTCATCTGAGGCTGTGTAAGTACCGTTAGCTGTTATACTCTTACTACCTAGAGGCAGGTTAACATTAACTGGGTTATAGGTCACGCCTTCTGTACCAGTATAAGTGCCATTCTCTGTTACTGTAAGCTCCTCCACGCTACCATCTGTAATCTCACTAATTCTAGTAGCATAATCTCTGAATGTATCTGTAGTTTCTACAGTAACACCCTTTTTAATAATAGCATTTTTGATATTCGTTTTTGTGGTATTAAGATAGTTTAATTTTTCTGCGATAGTACCCATTAAACCACCTCCCCATTGATTGTGTCTAAGGTAGATGAAATATCGCCTATCATTGCGTCTATTTCGCTCTTAGTATAATAATTATCTAAATCAACCCTCTGAACACCAAGTATCTCCCAAGCATTATTTACATAAATGTATTCACTGTAAAGGTCGTTTGTGCCTGTTTCTTCGGCTGGAACTAGATAAATAGTGGTTTCTGAAATATCGCTTGTGGGGAGTGTTGGTACGACTTCGATATCAAACTTAGGTAAAAGGTCAATTAAGCCCTTTAAAGTAGTAATAGCACCTGTAACTGTGCCATCTCCGATACTTGAAATGTCAGTTGTGCCAAGTAATGCCAAAATGTCTGAAACATCACCTTCAGCACTATTTAACAAGGATTTTAAGATTACAAAAGTTGCTCCATCCATAAATTACACCTCCACCCAAGAATCGTTGCCATCAAGAACATAAGCCTTCTTTGTAGTATTCACATAAGCAAGGCTGCCCTTCGCAACCTGATTTTCTGTCAAAAAATCGCTAGTGAAAGCAGCAAGGTCTGAAGCACTATCAAGCGAAAAATCGAAATGAACGCCTCTTTCGGTCGCATCTATTCTTTCAGGTTTTCCTAAATAATTTATAGCCATTTTGCACTCCTTTCTAAAATCAAAAATAGCGAATGCAACACCTACAATTTATCAATTCTTCTGGTGCATCACTCGCTAATTCATAATCTTTAGGGTATCTCATTTGTGTTGTGCCAACACTAAACAACTCATCTATACCTATTACCGTTCCTCCGACAGCCTTGTGTGTTGGTCTAACTAGGTTATCGTCCATATCTACCCATTGTTTTTTGGTTTTCCCTTCGCTTTTCGCACTATCATGCTCTGTGCGATTAAAAAGGGTATTAGCTTCGTTTTCTGCCACTAACCTTGCTCTGTCGTAGGATAAAAAGTATTTGTCATTTGCATGGTCTTTAGTTGCCTTAACTATCTCACTAGCAAAGGTTTTTGCATACTCTCTGTCATATTCAGTGAGTGCTTTGTAGCCCGAAACTATGGCTAAAAACCTTAAATACAATGCGTTTTCTATCTCCGTATCATCGTCTGATAAATCATACAATTCAAAGAAGTAAATCATCATTTCGTAAAATTCTTCTGAAATGGAAATGCGTTTCTCTTTTTGTTCATCAGTAAGAGGCATTTCTCCAAAATACTTCTCAAAAGGCATTGATCGGATATTGTTTAATTCGTCAAAATCATATATCATAGGCTCTCACCTGTTCCAACACTAGGAGCTTGTGTGCCTGTAAGAGTGCTGTCGAACTGTGCTTTCATTGTGTCCTTACTCTTAGCATAAGCATCCTGAACATCACTAAACAGATTTACAAGTTTCATTGCGACCTCATCATTAACACCTAATTGATGCAAAATCTGCAATACTTGTGCCTTAACCATCATGTTCTCTAACTTAGAACGCTTTGGTTTTATGTCAATTTCTGAAAGCCTTAAATCAAAGGTTTCTTTAAGCCTGCAATATCTCAAAACAACTTTAAGCATCTGTTTTTCTGAACGAATAAAAGTAGGTATGCGAAGTTCCGCTCTCTTATCTTCTTCGTAATAACCATTACGAAGGGCAACAGCTTGACCTGTATCTCCGCCTGTACTTTCGTCTCTTCCAGGCTTTCCTTGAATGATAAGCAAGTTCTTGTAAATATCATCCTTAGAAATCTGTGCGCCTGTTTGGTCTAACTGACTTTCAAGCACTCTTGCTGACGCTTGACGGTTATCTTCTGCATCGTTAATGGCTAATGCGCCTGCTGAAATCATATCTAGGAATGTTTCTTTATCGATTTCTGCATTGACAAAAAGAATGAACGATTGAATAAATTGCTCAATTCCATTCATTCTGTCGGATTGCATCTTATTAAGTTCATCTGTCAAACCTATAGTAATTTCAATGTCAGAAATACGCCTATGATTGTTTGGATATTCAATGATATTTACCATGCCGAGTACATTGATTCCTGAATCCACAATCTCTGTATCTCTGATAGTAAACCACTCATTGTTAGTATAAACCTTAAAAAACTGCCCTTCTTCATCCTCTAAAATGCGTACTCCATAAGCTGGCGTGTTATCGTCAGCATAATACACAACAAAAGTATAAATAGGGTTTTCACACTTTATCCAAAACGGTGCTTCATCAAAGTCTTTTTCAGCACGATTTTCGCCACCGATATAAAAGTATGAAGTTCCGCAAATACTAGCCCATCTGCCTCTCTCAATGTCAAGGTCTGCCTTGCCTTCTGAATCCATATAAGAATTAAGCAAGCGAAGTTTCAAACTCTTCTCTTCTTCGTTCTCACTTGTCAAGGTCTTTAGGGCATACTGTACAGGTTCTCCAAAAAGGTCTGCGACCTTTGATTCAACTATTTCGTATGCATGATTTTCAACTATTCTATTGTTTACATCAGGTCTAATTTCTTTTACTCTGTAAAGGATAGGTTGATCGCCCCTGTAATATCTGTCAAGGTATGCAATCGCTGTCGCATTAGTTTGGTGCTTTGCGTACTGCTCTGCCAAATCTTCAACGATATTTGAGCGGTTTATACTATCCCTAGAAGTTTTAAGAACAATTCTGCCAAAATTATTCCCTGTGAGTTTTCCGAATGGTATTCTATTACCACTACCCATCAATTCTAATTCTAGTTCAAACATTAGCCACATCCTTTCTGAAAAATAAAAAAGTCGAAGTGAGGGCTAATCAACTCCGACTAATTCATAATGGCATTATAACACACTTAAATATGCTATTGTATGCTATCTTTTAAACCTGATGGCATATTATAGATGTGTGCAAAAATATCTATTGCGTCTCTATGTACATGGATAATTCTATCGTAAGAGTAGTTAAGTCTACTAGCAACAATTCTAAAATTATAATGATAGACATAGTGCTGTCTTAAAACTTCTATGTGCAATCTCTTCGGCAAACCTTCAATCTGCTGTTCGATTTCATTTCTGATCTTCCAAAGGTCCGCTTTTTTATCAAGAATTTCTGCCTGCAACTCTTCTGTGACGGTTAGATACTTAATCATCTTTTTCTCAAAGGTATTCCCAGGAGTAGAATCAACTTTTTCTCTGTCATAGCGTATGGCTTGAATACCCACATACTCATCTCGAAGCTCTTTTAAGTGTTCTTCTAGTGATTTAATAGAATCATCAATCTTTTCAATTTGCTCTAAATACTCAACTACTGTCATAAAATTCTCTCCTTAAATTCCAAGTGCAGCTCTACTAACAACGGTTACTCTGGCATTAAGACCACTTCCTGAACGATTAAATTTCGTAAGCATTGACAAACTGTCAGGAGCGTCTTCATGTTTATTCTTGCCAAACATAGTGAACTCGAAAAGGTTAAGCATAAATTTTCTGTATGCTAAAGTCCTATGCCCTGCGTCTAGGAAATATAGCTTTCGGATTTCGTCAGCTTCATCCCATATACGCTGTTCTTTTCGTTTGTTTGTTGGCGCATATTTACTAACAAGGGTACATTTATAGTTTTTCTCTTCTAGTAAGGAATTTATCTCATCCTTGTAGCCTTCACCACCTTGATTAGCTTCAAAAAATGCGTGTTTTACGCCATGTTCTATTATTTTTTTAACGACTTCCGGCTTAGTAATGCCTTTACCCTCGTTAGAAAAGACTACATCGTGAACATAACCTGTTCCATCTTCGTAAATGTATGCTATCGGCATAGAAAGATAATCAGCGCCACCCAAAGCCACATCACAAGCAGCTATAACTTTAAGCAAGCCTTCTGTCGGTAATTCTCCGTTATAGAAATTCATATGCTGTGGATTGAATACAGCACCTTCTCTTTCAATAGGGTTCTGCTGATAACAAGCAAGGAAGGATGCCATATCATCATTTTCCTCAAAGGAAGTTCTGATTTTATGATAGTCAAGAGTGGTAAAGCCAACACCATAATCGTAGTCAAAATTAGATTGGTCTGTTACAGGGTCAAGAGCTGGAATGCAGATAACCTTGTATCTAGTTTGGAACTCTGGATGCTCTTCTAACAATCGTAATCTGTTAGAAAAAATATCGTGAATACTCCAAAGAGTGCCATTATAAATGACCTTGCACTTAGATTTCTTTCTTGACATTAAGTTGTTATCAAACAATTTCTGCTTTCTGATAAGAATATCAGGGTTTAGGGCATCTTGAATACCTTCTAACAAGTCATCGCACAGAATCCAACCTTTTGCATCGTATTGACCGTTAAGACCTGATGTCAAACCTTTCCCTGATAGGGATTTATACTTTTTGGGCTTTCCTAAGTCAATGGTATTATCTTGTGCGTTTGTACCCACTATGGCAGTCTCTGGAAAAACATCTTTATGCAAATATTCAGGATCAGTCCACAATTCCTTAACACCTTGAATGAATGCACCGCCCAAACCTTCCTTGTATGTAGCGTAAAGGTTAGAAGTCAGCATATCTCTAGCCACATGCCAAGCCATAGCGAATGTAGCGATCTGAGTTTTACCAACTCTAGGTGGCATATGTATAAACAGCTCATCAAGTTTACCATCTTCAATATCCTGATAAGCATCAACTACTTGTTTTAAGGTTTTACGCCTAGGAAGGTAGAATTGCTCTTCCAATGGTCTCTTATGCTCGATATAAAGGATGTAGCTATCTAACTTGTACCTACCCTCGAAACAAAGTATTCTGTTATGTAATTCCTCCCAACCACGCCTAATTGGAGTAACCTCACTCTCACGAAGTAAACCCTTATCAAAAGCCTTCGGAACTTCTGAAATGATTGAGAGTATTCTACCCCTCATCCAACCAGACCGCTCAAGAAACTCTGAAATCCAATCAGGATGAAGTTGCAGTTCTATCATGCAGACATTAAGAACATCATTGAATTTAGTAATATCCTTAACCTGCTCAATAGGCGTTTTCCTGTAGAACTTGTTTAGAACATCGTTGATAGCCTGAATATATTCATCGGTTCTTTTTGCCATTACGGTATGTTTGCCTCCTATTAGCCCTTGCATTCTGAATAGCAATAATCTTTTCGGTATAATCATCATCTGGAGAAACCCGCCTAAGACTCTCAAGAAGATAAGCGGAAATATTCCTAGGAATACGCCTAGCATGAATGAGACGAATCAGATAGATGCAAGTCTTATAATTTTTGAGATGGGTGTGTGAAAAATGTCCTTTTCGATAGTTATGTATTATATAACCATTACGAGAATGATAGATTTTAAAAGTATTGTCGGAATATAGTTGATTCATCGGCTTTTAATTTTTGTAGGGATGGAGGGGTAAGTGTGGGGTGGGGGTGGCAGCTATAAAAAGGGGGACCCCCTCCGGCCTGTTGGAGCTGTTGGAACTTCTGAAATAGAATGGCTGCAATCTTGTTTAATGTTTTATAATTTAATATTATATTGTAAACCCCTCTAAGCCCTTTATTTATAGGCTTTTATGTGATTGCTTAATCAAAATAAAATCAATTATTTGACTCTTGCTTTAATCTCTCAAGATATAGGCTTGTGTTTGTGGTGTCTATTGTGTTGGTGCTGTCCTGTGAATATTGCTTATTCCATTCAAACAGCCTATTAACGACAGAAATCGGCGCAAGCGGGCTTTTATTGTCTGTTAATAGATTTTCATAATATTGCTCATGGTTATGTTTTAGTGAATCTAGCAAGGAGAATTTTAATATATTAATATTATTTCCATAACTATCTAACTCAACCAAATATCTATACTCCTCATGATCTAGTAGCTCTTTAAAATATAATTCTTCATACCCTAGAAATGTTGAAAACCCAAACAAAGAAATCTTTTTATTAAATTTGTTGCAAATTCTGAAAAAAATAATTTTAAAACAATATAAATCATATATAGTATATATATATCTAGGTTTATTATCTTTTATGTTATTAAATTCCGAATATATAAATTTGTCTTGAAACTCTTGCAAATAGTAATTAAATTGATTATTAGTGACATTAAATAATGCTATATCTTCATTACCTTTCAAATCATCTATATAATTATTTATATTGTTATAAATTCGCTCAAATACTTCTATATTGACATACTGTATAAAATCATATATAGACTTACTATTTTTTAAATAAATTGACATATCATTACTATTGTTATTATTATCCATATAAACCCCTTTAAAATAAAAAAGATAGACTCTAAAAGTCTATTAAGATTTTAAAATATATAAGTTTCTGAAAAAATATTAGATATAATTATATCCATCCTTTGCAGCTTGTCAAGAGCATCTTTTGTTGGAGCTTTCAGGATCCACAGCAGGAGCAACAGAACCAGGAGCAACCAACACAATATATATTTATATTTATTTTAAAATTCAAGTAATAATAATATATAATATATATCTCTTTAGGTTTATAAAAGTTAAATTATAATTTTATTACAAGCTTGTAATAACAATTTATACAAATCGTAGTATACAATAACACATTTAATATATTCTTTTACCTTTGTTTTATTATCTCTTGATATTTAAATCTCTTATAAAAACCCTTATATTATTATT